TTTTTATTTCATTATGCTTGCGTTTCGAATGACTTAAAAGTTTATTCGTATAACACATCACAACAATCATGAATGTGCTATTGGTTGAAACAAAAAAAGAATATACCAAATCATTGTGTTTGGTGTTACAGCCGCAAATACTGAAGGGTATTCGCTCCATTTATTTGGATGCCCAACGTCTGTCGAAGCGAACCAATACTCTGCGCACATTTCAAAAGTTACTCGAAAACATCCCGAAGTGGGACCGCACAACTCTCGCGGTGGAATGCGAACGTATTGCGCACAGCTCAAACTGTTCGTACCTGAACGAGCTCATTACAGCGGTGTTTGTATGCTACACCAAAGTATTGACGGCCGTTCAAGTCGGCGAAAAGCGAGCATCTGTTGATTTGGACATTCCATCTACGGAAACGTTTGTCCATAAATGTTACATCGAAGCCGCCCGTCGTTTTTGGAGAGAACCGTATCTGCTGAGTGCGAACGTGACTACTCTCGAGTACCAGAAGAATGTCCGATATTGTGAAAGGGTAATCAATGAATCCATTGATGAAACGATTCGTGGTCTGCTACCGATTCAACACATCATGCAGCAGTATTTACAGGACACTGATTGCGGAAGTTCGGTATCGAGCGCGTGCACCGATAGAACGGACCGAACCGATGCGACATTGACGACTCTGCGAGATATCATTCGCAACAATATTGTATCGTCTGTACAGAAGGCCACACCGGTCCCGAGCGATGTGGGCGGAAATGCTGACGCCACATTATCGCCTAAGAATCGTGTGACGATTGAGCCAATTGTGCGAAATATGGAACCGTACAATTACACGACGCAGCAGTTTCTTCAGCAAGAAGATGATGTCGTGGAATCTGTTGATCGTGATCCGGAACCGATCGAAGAGTCGCATAATATTTTGATGAGCAGTGCGCCTACTATGATAATCAATGAGACGCCTACTATGGTGATCGAAGACAATGTGACACCGACGGTTCATCTTGGTCTCGAAGAGATTGGAGTTCTGGAAAGTCAGCAAGTCGACCTGAGTGGCGGGACTGCGCACAATACATCGGTGTATGTGGACGATGTGCTGGAATCCGACATTCCGGCTGTCACGCAGACAACGTTCGAAACGGCAGACGACTTTGCGCAGGATTTCACGCAGAGGGCTGCGCAAGAAGATGCGGTTCCTCTTGCCGCAGTCACTTCGCCAGTTGTCGAAGATGAAAACATTAAAGTCATCACTATGGACAGTCACAAATCGGTGGCGAAGAGAATGTTACATGTGAATGAAAATACTGTTCCAGAAACGGATGTTTTAGTGGATGAGATTCCTGTAACTGTTCCGGCAGAGGTAGTGCAGACAGAATCCATTCCCATAGCTCTTTTGAGCACAGCAGAGAGCTTCCATGCTCCAACGGGGGTGGTTCCGGCAAAATCCATTCCCACCGCTCTTGCGCCTACAACGGAGAGCATTATTGCCCCGACAAAAGTCGATCACACGGAATCCAATCCAGTAGATTTTGCGCCTACAACGGAAAATATCACGATTCCTGCGGAGGTGATTTCGGCAGATTCTATTCCGGTTGCACTTGCACCAACAAGTCCGGTCGTTCAAACGGAACGAGTTCCTGTGGTTGAATTGCAAGATTGCGCATCAGGTGTGGTGGATAACGACATTGTTGAAGAAATGAATTTCACTGAGACTGCACCGCAAGCACAAACACAGGAAGCAGTTGCATTGCCGAAAGAACTCATGGAAGGAAGAATAGAAAAGATAGAAAATGTATTAGTCAAAGAAAAATTGCTCCCCGAACTTTCAAATACAAATAACCCTGAAAAAAATACGATTGATACCATCAAGAGAGAAATTCGTGAACTCGAAGAATCCATTACCGCTCGCCATATGCCCCTGTTCCATTAAAACGCATTACCATAAGGCACCATTCTACAGTCTCGTATGCGCCGTGTGTCGTGCTTGTGCGCGTAAGGCAGACGTTGAAAAATGTGCCAACAATGGATGGTTTTCTTGAACACGTTTCCAGGAGATTCGTCCCCCATGGTAGTTTTGTAAAGCACGCTGCAATTCATCCCGTGATTCTTCCGTCCATGCTTTTTTTTGCCTTTGGAGTATGTTACCGTCTTTGTCAAACTTGGGACCGGGTGTCGTCCCATTAAGTTTTTTCCTTTGACATAGCACAGGGAGTACTACAGCTTGTACAGTAGGTCTCAATATTATTCGGTGATATGTACCCCAACGTCTGTCTCCTTTATACGTACACGACTTTCGTGTCTCTTTCATGGTTGTGTAATATCCAAGAGACTGGGCTAAAGTCACAATATTCTCAGAAAGTGTCTTATTCTTCTGAGTAATTTCATAACCGTTTTTCGTATTGTATCCATCCGTATCAATGAGTCCGGCTAAAAGTTGGGAACGCACTTCAATTGAATTCTTCAAATACACATCCGGAATATGTTTCTGTGAGCCATCGAACTTTTTTTGTGATGGGGGAATCAACTGAAGATTTCGCATTTCATCCAGAAGCGTATAATGCTTGTCGTCTACCCAAAGTCCTTTTTGTTTCTTGTATTGTACGACACGAAGTCTACCAATAATTTGCTTCTCTGTAAATGTAGTATTCTCGATCAGCTGTGAGAATTGACCGCTTTGTACGAATGATGTTGCTTTCTTTCCTGTGGTTTCAAGGTATGCTAAATATTCGCGAATGATAATGTCCATTGGAGTGAGAGGAATAGGGCGAAATTTACCCCCATTGAGCGCAATCGTCATTGTGTGACACGTTTCGTGGTCTTTCGCTTTTGTTTTCCTCAGTTTAGCACACCTTTCCACATATTCAATCTCATATCGTTCAGAAAATTGTCTCAAGTATGTCAAAACAGACCTTTCGATATTTGTTATTTGCGTGTTTCTAGCAGTTCCATCCCCAAGCCACACTCCAATGTAATACGGTTCGATGGGAACACTCTGAGTGGGAAATTGAACCACTGGCTGAACGAAGCGATACGCTCGCATAACCCTCTTATCGATGTCACAACGTTTGATCATATAAACTTGGTCCAACTTCGTGTGCGTGTCGTTGGATTCTATTTGTTGTTTTAGATTTTCGATTTGTTCTTCTGTCCAGTCATTGATCACAACGGAATGGGGCATGTGACCATTTTCATACCATTCTATCCTTTTGTCATTGGTCGACCTTCTTTGTCTAATGTCAGTTGATGTGATGATTCCAGTTGGGTGTATGAGGATAAAATCATTTGGAACTGCCGTACCATCTACATATTTCCGAATAAGAGTTGCGGAAACACATACGCGCTTTTTCATGTTGTAGACTTGTGGTGAGGAAAAAAACACCAAGAGACCTATTTTTTTAATAGGCACGTTCTCTCCAATTCCGATACGTCCAAATGGAAAATAAAAAATATTGAATGAGAACTATAATAATGTCTCGTTTAGTCGTAACAGCCATTTTACTCAGCGTATGCATCAATTTCATGCACTACATTGATAATACAAAGAATCACAGAAATGAAGACGCTAAGTACTATTACAAACGGACGGCGGTGACCGCGGTTGTGTTTGCAGCGCTCCTGTTCGTCGTGGATGCGCACTTTTCCTCCAGGTCCGCAAAGGGTGGCGCGTCTGCCCAGTATGGTGGTATCCAAACTGGCCCTCCGCCCTTCTAATAGCTTTTCTTGACCGTAATTTGGTGCTTTGATTTGGGTCTATGATAAAGAGTATTGTCTTCGTCCTCATTATGATGATCATTAAAATTCTTGGAATGATACTGCCAGAACTGTTCATTGCCAATACGGAATTGAGGACGTATGTCTGCTTTGTACCAAAACACTTGGTCCTCTAACTTGTTACTACTTGCGGCATTATGAATAACAAGACACTCATAGTTCTCGGTACATTGATCCATTACCTGATTGAACATATCAAAATTGGGGAACATGCCAGCATATGATTCGTACAGACGTTTGCGATTCGAGTAATAATTTTCACGGCAAATGAATACGTAATCTACATTCGTTCGGAGATTGGGCGGAATGCCCAAGGCATACTGCATCGTGATAATGAACAGTAACTTGTAATGCCGACCGTTCATGAACATACATCGAATATTCTTATCTTTGACCCAACTTTTGTCGTATAAGCAATCATCCAAAATCAAGAATGCTCTAGGATCAATGTTGGAGGATCCCCATTTTTCAAATTGTTGTTTAATTTCTCGAATCACCATTTTTTGACGTTTCAAGACATTACTGATTGTTTCTGGTTCTAAGTCACCATGAATAAATATGCTTGGAATCATTTTAGAGTAGAATGCATTCGCGCCTTCCGTTCCAGAAACAACCGTACCAATTGGCATAGATTGGTGGTGATAGAGTAAATCTTTTACTAACCAACTCTTACCTACTCGGCGTCGACCTATGAACAGTACTACACTGTCCTGAGCTATGGAGGCCATATCAAACTTCTTTAAACGGATACTCATCGTAATACTTTGTTAGGATATAATTTTATTTCACAATGACCGCGAAACACAAAAAAATATAAAAAACTGTAACATCGATAACATCGCCTTATCTGAGTGGAATTGTGTTTACTTCTGCATTTTCTTTTTCATCCACGGATCTTCACTTTCCATGACGCTCATCTTTTCTTCAACCGCACTGGAATCTTCAAACTTCTGTTCCTCATCATTCGCAGCAGTAACCGTTGTCGGTGCCGAAGCCTTCTTCACAACACTATCCTTATGCTGGGCCCACAGCTGGTCCTTGTTGGCCTGGTTTTCGCGGTAGCTCTTCATTAGGGTATTCAGCTGGGAGTTCAGGTATTCCTGTTCCGGGATATCCCCCGGAGCCGGATCCCACGGAAGCCAGAATCCGACCTGTCCAACAAACACATTGAAGTGGGGGTCAGAGCGCTGCAGCTGCTTGGCGCGGTACTTCGCCTCAACGACATTATCATAGACGCCGCGGACTTTGATTCCTCGCACGGAGGTCGCGAAGTCGTTTTGTTCAGAAAAGTTCTTCTGGAGGCTTTCCTGGTTGCGGAGACAGTAGTTGTCAAAGTTTTCCCGAAACGCTTCAAACGTGACATTCGCGGCATTTTCGTTCTGGGCGGTAGTGTACTGGTAGAACTCCCAGAGTTTTTTGTCAGCGATGCACGTTTCCGGCGAGACAAAGGACAGGCATACGTAGTTCTGTCCCGGAATGGGCATATCATTTTCGAGGAAATCCTGCTCCACTTCTTTACTTTCATTCTGTGTACTCACGGCACTCATTGTGTAATATTGTACTATATGGAATGATGAAGTGTTTAAATATATTTTTTTCTTTACCCAAAGTATAAATAAAATGAAAATGTCTCTTAAGTCTCTTATCAACCGTGCTGACCTTCAGGCGAAGGGCCAAGTCTTTCTTGGCTGCCTCGTCGAAGCGCTCGCCCTCGTCGCTGTATGCATGTCTGGCATGTGCAAGAAAAACCTCAAGCCAAACAAGGCTGCTCTCAAACTCGCCTTCAGCATCGCCCTCGTCTTCACCCTCGCTGACCTCTACTCCCCCGCAATGGGCCGCGCTCTCCGCCAGGGTGCCGGTTTCGGTGTCGGTGCCATGATGGTCGGTTTCCCGTAAATCAAACACTCTTTATGAAGGGCCACTCCAATTCTTTACATATTTTTTTCCATATTGTGTCTTGTTGATAAAGTTTTTGACGCGACTTCAACAACGGGAAGCATGCGGTCAGTTCATGCATGCCGAGCAACTGTACGAATTTGTGCAAAACGTATGAATAGGACAAAAAATTCTTGCGCTTCTCGGGACAGTGTTTGACGAACGGGACTTGAATCATTTTGAACATGGAGCGCAGCGTTTCTTCGGTCGCCTGCGTGATGATGGGGGGAGGAACGCCGTTCAACTTGTTAATGATGTGTGGAATGTGTTCGTAGTACTTGTTGTACCCCAGTTTTTTCAAGAAGCGTCTGATTTGTTTTCGGTCCAACGCATTTTTATTTCTTCGCTCTTTTTTGATCTCCAATTCCAGATCTTCTATGATTTGGTCCGGAATGTGGGTGCTCTCTTTGGCCTGGAACTGTGACAGCCACTCATTGAAATGATTAATTCTCTTGTAGGCAAAAAAGGTGTACTCTCGTGGCGGGTCTTTGTACGACGGCTTGCTGTGATTCATCAAGACAGCATCTTCGACACCGCACTTTGTACAGAGCAGCGTACTTTCTGTCTCGTTGAAGATTTTGAAGCAGTGGCACGTTGGACAATATTCCATGAAAGGGTCCTTTTCGGGCGCCTTTGTGTATGATGTGTCCACTTCGTCCATGTACTGATCTATGATTTGGTTCATTGTGTCCTGTTTTGCCGACTCAGAATTATCTTGGTTCATAATGGAGGACTCTGTCGCTTTTGGTTCGGCCGCCGACGTTGTGAAGAAATCAAGGACTGTGTGCTCTTTTTGTCGTGCGTTGGACGATTGGGACACGGCATTGTTGCTTTCGCTGGCGTCTTTCTGAATGTAATAATTGAACAGCAGATGTCCCGTTTTCATAAAGTAGTCGTTCTTGGCATTTTTCAGCGTGGTAATCTCTTGGGCGCACGATTTTATTTCCTCTTGTATTTCGTAGAATCGGTCAAACTGTTCGTTCGTCAAAGAGCGTTTGGGAATCTGTTCGAGAGCGTCTAACTCGGACTGCAGTGTTGCCTGTTTGGTTTTGAGGATAGAACACGTTTCTGTGTTTTCTTCGAATGAGGTCAGCTGCGCTGAATGTGTGGAGTCTATGGTCTTGCGTTGCGTGTGTTGTGTGCGATTTTTTACTTTCTTCTTTGTGAACATTGGATTTCGGAATGTACGTGACTTACTGATTCCTCTGCGTTAGATTTTAAATACATTTTGCGTTTTTTTTTGCAAAAATTATTTTCTTTGCTAAATGTATAAAAACAACTTATACAATGGGAGGAGGACTCATGCAATTAGTAGCTTACGGCGCCCAGGACGTTTACCTGACCGGTAACCCCCAGATCACCTTCTTCAAGGTGGTCTACCGCCGCCACACCAACTTCTCGATGGAATCTATCGAACAGACCTTCAACGGTAACCCGTCCGCGGGCTCCAAGGTCACCTGCACCATCTCGCGCAACGGCGATCTCATCAGCCGCTGCTACCTTCAGCTCGATGTTGACAACTCGGCCGGTGCCGCTACTGTTGGCGTCCGCGAACTCATCGACTACGTCGAAGTCGAAATTGGCGGACAGCGTGTCGACAAGCACAACGGCGAATGGCTCCACCTGTGGAACGAACTCACCCAGGAAGAAGGCAAGGTCGCTGCTCACGCTGACATGACCAGTGCCGCCGCCGGCGCTGCGGCGAAGACTCTCTTCGTCCCGCTCGAATTCTGGTTCTGCCGCAACCCGGGCCTCGCGCTTCCGCTCATCGCCCTCCAGTACCACGAAGTCAAGGTCAACGTTCAGTTCGGCTCCGCCGCTTTCTCGAACGCTAAGCTCTACGTCGACTACATCTACCTCGACACGGACGAACGCCGCCGCTTCGCCCAGATCAGCCACGAATACCTCATCGAGCAGGTCCAGTTCAACGGCGACGACGCGATCAACGGTGGCAAGGTCCGCCTCAACTTCAACCACCCGTGCAAGGAACTTGTCTGGGTCCAGAAGGATGGCACCGGTGCCGCGGTTGCCGCCGCCGGTACTGCCAAGCTCCAGCTCAACGGCCACGACCGCTTCTCGGAGCGCAAGGCCGACTACTTCACGAAGGTCCAGCCGTACCAGCACCACTCTCGTGTCCCTACTGACGGCAAGACCAGTGTCTACTCGTTCGGCCTCAAGCCGGCGGAACACCAGCCGTCTGGCACGTGCAACATGAGCCGCATCGACAACGCCACGCTCCACCTCAACGGTTCTTCCGCCGCAAATGTTGCGGTCTACGCCGTCAACTACAACGTCCTCCGCATTATGAGCGGAATGGGTAAAGATAATTCGACTGCCCTGAAAAGCATCCTGCCAACAATGTTTGGGATCCATTGTTGGAAAATACAGTTACTCGCCCAATGCATTCATTACACTCTAATGGATACACAGAGAGATGCTAGTATTTCTTCCGAGAAATGCGAAATAGCTTGTTGCTGGAAACCCCTAAAGCTTAATCTACCAATTTGTGCCTGAAAAGGTTCAAACGCAGAGATATTCTCTGGTATGGTGAAAATGATTAAGATATTACAATGGGCAATCAGCAGATGAGAACCTACCCTCGCAATGATAGAGCATGGTTCCGTTTCAGAGACTGAACGGCTATTGGTGAACAATGAAGTCCTAATCAGACGGAGTTTGCTTAAGATACAGTCCACCCCCTTCGGAAACATTGGGGATTTATGGGTCTCGCTTATTCCAACTAAGCGTTATCTTTCACACACATGTACACACAATTTACCCACTGAGGTAATTGACTCTTTATTCTTTTCTTTTTTTTGTGTCCATGTTGCCTACCACTAGAACGTCTAAACCCAGTTCCTAATTAAAAAATCGATTTGACTATGTAGACTCTATATAACCAAGTTCATACACAACAGTCCGCGATGTCTACTGTGGATCACATATCTTTCTTCGAAGCCCATCGTAAAAGTACACGTGAAGTTTTGCCCGGGCACTACAGTCAAGGTAAAGTGAGAAACCCGATTATCATCTTGGAAAATCAGACGTACCTCATGTACTGTGAAAAACATTCGATGTGCTTGTTGTGCAAGACCTCGTACGATAAGATTATTGAGGCTGAAAAGAAATTGAACAATGGAAAGAAATTCACGTTTTATGTACTTCAAAATGGGTATGTGGGAACCAAGATGTCTCGATTTGCTAGCCAGAGGTCCAAATTTTTGTATATTCATCAAATAATAACTGGGTTATATGGTCAGGGTAAGGGGACGGCAGGATACAGCATTGATCACATTGATAGAAACCCTTTGAATAATCAATACAACAATCTCCGAATCGCTACAACACAGCAGCAACAACAGAACTCAATCGGTTCCATTCCCGGAACAAAACGTTCACGCAAAGTGAATGCACAGAAACTTCCGCGCGGAATCACGCAAGAAATGATGCCAAAGTATGTGACGTACAACACGGAATGTTACAACGCAGAAAAACAACTGTGCAGAGAATTTTTCAGAATTGAAAAGCATCCGAAACTGAAAGTATGCTGTTTAAGTTCATCGAAGTCATCAAAACGAAGTATTCTTGAAAAACTCGAAGAGATCAAGATGAAACTACACCGCCTCGACAACGACGAAGTACAAAGAACTCGCAACATTCCATTGTACCATTCAATTCAAACGTTTCGGAATTCTCCTCATCTTGTGTATGATAGACGCATGCCCAATGGCACACGTCGTAATTTAAGAATGAAAATGAGAGAAGACTGTTGTCTTACGGATGAAGTACAACGATTGCGCGAAAAAGTAAGGTCTAAGTACGATCGATAATTTAAAAAATCAAGTGACAGCCCTCGAAATCATCACACCACGACCCACCCACTTCAAGACAATGCCGCAACAAAGAAAGCGAAAGAAAGGAGCTGTTCCGCTTCCGAGTGGAATCACACAGAGCATGCTGCCCAAGTATGTCACGTACAACCGCGAATTATCGAACAAAGAAAAGGGAATCTACCGTGAATATTTCCGCTTAGAGGGGCACCCAAAGCTGACAAAGCGGTACGTCAGTTCGACCAAATCCAATCGGGTCAGCATTCAGGACAAACTCGCCGAAATCAAGAAGAAGCTGAGCAATTTGGAGGCACACGGCGTCGCGGAAACGTACCTCATTCCAAAACAGTACTCTGTTCAGAAATATCGCGGTGCGCCAACGCTCGTGTACGAGAAGGTCATTGGGCGAAAACACGTCAAAATGAGAATGAAACTCGATCCAACGAAATCGGTAGAGGACGAGGTGAAACGATTGAAGGAACGCCTAACCCAAGCTAATCCCTCTTTGGCGACACATTATTAATAGGAAATGTTTTATTGACATCAAGATAAGGAGCTGCCGAGATCATACATATATTAAAAACTAAATACCTTTGGGCTCGACCGTCTCAACAGAGGGGCGGAACGAGCCCCCTACTACAAAAGTTTAAAAATCGGAACGATCTAGGCAGAGGTTGAAGCACGCGGCGGCTCACTGGCACTCTACGAGGAGGGTTCAGTGAAATTTGCAGCGTTCGAGAGCTTTCAGCCAACTGGCTATATCTCGATCGGCACCGAAAAAACTAGAATTCGTGTTCACAAAAACTGGGAATTTTTAGGAGCCGATCGCCCTAACGCAATTTGCTAATTTAGGGAGAAAGACAGTAGATCCTGGGAGCGAGCCAGGCTAGGGGTTACCTAGGAAACCATTCATCTACGGGAATCTCCCTATCGTCTGGGCTAAGGGCCCCGGACTCTGAATAGTATTAGTCGGGGTAAAAATAGCTAGGGCCTACGGCCCAAAACCCAAATGATAGGAAGACGGGGAGAGGCAGATCTCTCCCATCTAACCTCTCGGGGTCTTCCCGTCTTCCCATCTAACTTAATTTCACGAAATCC